AGCCACGGATGACCCTCCTTACTAACCCTTCGCAGGGTCGCCCTTGAGGAAGTCGGGGACGACGCCACCGGGAGCCGGGGTGGTCGCAGCCTTCTTCTTCTCAACCTTGACCGGCTCCGCGGGAACGGTCGGATCGAAGTCCTCCCAGCCGTTCCCACGGTCGTACTGCGCCTCGGCCTCGCTGCAAGCAACCTTGTCCCCGTAGACGGGATGACGCAGGTAGATGACAGCCATCGCTTAGCCCACCCGGTACAGGTTCCACGCCGCCGTCCCCGTCTTCACGAGGCGGTAGCGCGCCGAGGCAGCGGCGGCGACGGCCAGCGAACCGGCACCGGTCGCGTTGGTCGTGATGCCCGTACCGCCCGCCAGGGTGGCCGTGCCGGTCGTCGCGTTGACGCCGAACTCGATGAACGAGCCGACCTTGGCGGCCGGCACCGCGGCATCGAGCAGCGCCGCCGTCGGGAGGGTCAGCGTGTGGCCCGCACCCGTGTACGAGAGGAGGCCGCTCAGCAGTTCGGCAGTGGTCACGGTGGCGTTGCCCGTGTACGAGCCGATGGCGCTGGTCTTCATCACGCCCAGGATCGGACTGGTGGTGTTGCCGTCACCGAGTTGCTGACCGCCACCGGAGGTAGGGAGAGTGGGCGAAGGCCCGTTGACATCAGGCATTGATGTGTCCTTGTCCTTTCAGGTCGGGCCTTAGCCCCAGAGGCGAACGGCCAACTCGGGACGCAGCAGGGCGAAGCCGTACAGCACGTCCAGACGGCAGATCGTCCGGTAGTTCACGATGTCGAAGTCCTTGACGACCGCGATGGAGATGCCGTCGTGGACGATGCGCTGGGCCGAGTCCACGCCATCGGGCAGCTCGAGGTCGGCCGTGACGAGGGTGATCGCGTCCTTGTGGTGGATGAGGTTCTGGGGGAAGGCCGTCGAGGCGGCACCCAGCCACGTCACCGCCGAGGTGGCAGTCGGGAAGGCATCGATGTTCGCCAGCGCGTGGGTCGCATCGTACATCGCCTGCACGGTGACGGTGACCGCCGAGCCAGCGGCCGTGGCATCAGCCAGGGCGACGAACTGGAACAGCGAGCCGGTGGACACGCGAGTCTGGGGGTTGACCGCATACACGCCAGCGACAGTGAACACGTCACCCGCCTTGATGGTGTCGGTGGCACCGTTGGTCGTCAGGGCCAGGGTGTTCTGACCCTGAGTCGAGACGGTGGTGGTGACCGTGGCACCCGCCGTGCGCGAGCCGGTGGTGTGGCTGGCGATGGACTGGGACATCGAGATGTCGTCGTACCCGAGGACACCCGTACCCATGTTGCCCGTCTTGAACTGCTTGCTGATGGTGCCGCCAGGGTGGAAGAACCCCTTCATCCCCTCGACCAGCGATGCGTTCGCAGCCGGGTTGACGATGGCCGAGCGGTCACCCATCGGGGCCGCCATCTCGTTCAACTTCTGCTGACCCTGGAGGAGCACCAGCGAGGTCGCGGGGGTGGTGCCGGGGGTGCCGACGGACTGGCCGATGTACTTGTACACGGTCGCGAGGTCGGCGTCCACCGAGGCCGCCAACTGCGAGACACGGGGCTCGATGATGTTCTTGGAGTAGTCGTCCAGACTCATCGTCCGCTCGGCCTGGGAGAAGGCGAGGCCGATGTGCTTCTGGGTGGAGGCGGTGACGGTGGTGTACTGCTGGGCCTCGTCCTGCACCTGGAGCGTGGCACCGTTGGTCACCAGCGCCCGGTCCGGCAGGCGCACGCGAAGCGTGCTGCCGATCTTGGCGCCGTTCTTCGCGAAGCTGCTGTCGTACTGCCGGTTCACGGTGCGCGCGAGCACCAGGTTGTTCGCCAGGACCCGCGCGGCCTCGCGCGTGATCATGTCGATGGTGAGAAGGGAGTTCGCCATTGTCGGAATCCTCTCAGGCTAGGTGGCTACTGGCGCTTCGCCACTTGCTCGTTGCGGGCCTTGATCCAGTCCTTCGGGTCCATCTTGAGGGAGCGAGGGTCCGTGGGATCGAAGTTGCCGGGGGTACCGGTGCCGCGACGAACGGGGGTGATGGGGTCGGGGGCGGAACTGACCTTCTTCACAGGAGCAGGGGTATCGGAGACCTTGACCTCGATCTTCCCGAGTTCCCGGGCTTGAGCCAGGGGGTCAAGGCGAGCGATGCGCTCGGCCTCCTTCGGGTTCTTCCCGAGGTAGTAGGCCACGTCGGGACCCACCTCGGAGGTCTTGATGACTTGGGCCATCGCCGGGGTGATCGTGAGGTCGTCGGTGTAGACGACATCATCGAAGTCCTCGTACTTGTCCCGAGCCGCCTCTTCGCGTTCAGCGAAAGTCGTGTTGACCGTCTTCTGCCGTTCCTGGGCCGCCTGCTGGGCGACCTTCTGATCGGCCTTCCAGTCCGACAGTGCCTCGATGTAATCGGCCGCCGTCTCGTAATCGTCAGGCTTCGGCGGCTCGCTGGGCACGACGGCTTGAGTCTGCTGGGCTTCCCGCAAGCGGCGTTCCGCTGCGCGCTCGGCCTTCGCCTTCTCCTTCGCGACGATCTTGTCCAGTTCTTCCTGTGTGAAGGTCCTGGGTTCAGGAGGTTCCGTCGCCTCCGCCGGCGCAGTAGGGTTCTCGGTCCCGGGAGCCGCCGTGCTGCCCGATTCCGGCGCGGGATCGCCCGCTTCGTTGGCCGGCGGAGCCGACCCCTGGAAAGAGTTGTCCGACATCTGGCTTCCTTCTCGGAAACGCCCGGTCAAATGGGCCGGTACACCTACAGCATACAACCATCACGCTTGACTGGTCAACAAGAAACGTGAAGCCCAGACCGTTCCACGCTTGACAGCAAAAGACCCCCGCTCAGCGCGGGGGTCTTGGGGCCGGGGTGTCTACTCCGTCGGAGCCTCGGGCTCACTGTAGTCCGCCAGGTTCACAGGCGGCATCAGTTCGACCACACGAATCTCAAGGTTGCCCACCTGTGCAAGTAGTTCCTGGATGTTGGCGTCCTTCGCGACAAGTTCAGCCTGGAGTGCAGACACCTGAGCGGCAAGGTCAACCTCAAGTGCTGCCACCTGGGCGGTGAGTTCATCACACATCGCGACCTTCTCATCCTTGAGGGCCACGACGCCCGCCATAGCATCACCAATGACCTGGGTCACGGTGAGTTTGTCGGGTGCATCCAGCAGCGACACGGGGATGGCATCGCCAATCCGGTCAGCGAGAACCACATCGCCCTCCTTGACGATCTCTCGGTACTGAGCGTGGGCACCCTGAGCCTGACCCGACTCATTGAAGCGGAACAGGACTTCGTACAGGTGCTTGTTCTTGGTGATGGTCACTGGTTCTCTCCTTACGAAACGATGGCGCGGTCGGTGACACGACGCCAGTTGGTACCATCCGAGAAGGCCGGCACCGCACCGCCCGACTCATCGCTGACGTAGATCTGTTGACCAGCCGTGGTGGCGGCGGGCAGGGTGGCGACGGTGTAGCTCTTGAGGCCGAGGGGGAGGGCACAAGTGACGGCGGTCGTACTGGCCGTAAGCGCGGTCGTGCCGTTCGGGTTCAGCGTGACCGACAGGCCGGACAGGTTCAGCGCCTTGTATGCGGAGCCGGTGCGGTCGTAGCATTGAATGGTGCCAGCCGCGCCGCCAGAGTTGTAGACGATTTCAACACCAGCACCACTTGACGGGTTGGTGAGGCCGGTCGCGCGGATGGTGCCGGTGGTGTCGAACAAGCCGTCGCCGCGTTGGTATGCCACTTCGGTCGTGTTGCGGAAGAACTGGAACTTGTCGGTCGTCGCCGTGACCGTGAACCACGGGCCGGAGGCGTTCATACCGATCGCGTAATCGGTCGTGGTGCCGCTGATCGCGTTGTAGAGGATGACCCGGTTCCCAGACGATCGGGTGGTCAACGCCGGGTTTGCAGCACCACTGGCAGGCCAAAGCAGCGCCCCCTGTGCACCGCTGTTGAGCGGGATGATGTCGAACATCGTGGTGCCGCTGCCGTTCCAGAACGAGAACAGGGGGCGGGTGGTGATCAGGGCGAAGTTGTCGCGCGACGCGACGAAGGCACCCACGGCCGTCGAGCCCGAGTCCGAACCGGAAGGACACAGGAAGCTGATCTGAGAGCGGTTGGTGCCACCGCTGTTCAACTGCAACCAGGGCCAGAAGGTCGCGTCAGTGGACGAAACACTCTTGAGGGTCATATGGGGTGCTGACGCATCGCTGACCTTCCAGGTCATAATGGTTTCAGCGACGCCCGACTCGGCGGTCTTCGTGAACGTCCACGCACCACCAGTGAAGGCGGTCGTCGTGGTGTTGGTCGCCGGGGGTGCCGAGGTGAAGAAGGGAGGGATGTTACCAAAGGCTACAGTCATCAGGGAGCCTCCCCCACACCAATCTTGACCGTCGCGGTAGCGGACACCGCGATGGCACGAACAGGACCCGACCGATGCAGCACGACGGTCGGCACACCAGCAGGACAGAGGAACGGACTGTTGGCAGCGGTGCCCGCCACAGCACCCATCCCCGTACCAGCGAGGTCGGGAATCTGGGACGAGGGGTTGAGCCCACCAGCATCCACCAGAACAATGTCTGTCGAGGGGTTGATGACGATGCTCTCCATCCCCTCACTCGCGGCCACTGTGGCCTGTTTCGAGGAGAAGATCTCCGTACCACCTGCCGTGGTAGGCACCGATACCGTCGCTAGGTTGACTACCTTCAACTACATACCCTCCTGTGCCGACATCATCGGCTGCTGAGGCTGACCCATCGGGGGAGCCTGGGGTTCCTGCGGGGGCTGCGGGGCTTGCACCGACTGGGGCGCCTGGGACAGACGACCGATTAGGTCCCCGGTCTGGATGGCACCGTCGATGGTACCCAACACGATCTCCTGAACCTGCTCAGGGGTCATCGCAGCAGCCGTGGCCTTGATGCGGTCAGTCTCGGCCTGGTACGCCTTGATCTCGGCCTCATACGCCTTGATCTCCAGTTCCTTCGCCTCCATCGACTGAGGCACGGTCTTGAGCATCATCAACGCCTGCTGCAACTGCTGGTCCTTCTGCTGGAGTTCGGCCTGCAACTTCTGGAGCACAGGGTCATCATCATCCCCACGGAGTTCAGGAGGGATGGTCTTGGCGAGGCGCTTGGAGAGCCGCTGGCTCCCGGGCCAGTCCATATTCTCCACGAGGATGTCACCCGCCACACCCATCATCTCAGGGTTGGTCTGGATGATTTTCGCCATCGCCTCAGCCGCTTCCTGACGCTTCGTGGCGTAGGATGGACCCGACATCGGGATGACACCATACTTACCCACGTTGGGGTTGTAGATCTTCTCGATGACACCGGTCAGGGGGTTCTGCACCTCCCTGACCGCCTCGTTCTGGGTGGGGTCAAGTCGAACGGGCTTCGACTCACCGTCCTCACCCATCACCTGAACCACCCGACCAGGGGTGTCGTAGATCTTGGGGATAAGGTCGATGAGGATACGGGTCAGGTGCCGGATGGCACGGCCGAGGTTGGTCAGGTAGTGGTAAGTGGACTTGTCCCCCTCCGCCTGACGGGCCAGGATGGCCCGGCCGGTGCGCTCATTCGAGGTCTGACCGAGGCTTGCGTTGTACTGACCCGTGGTCTCCTTGATGTCCTCCGACGCAGCCTGCTTCGCGGCGATGATGCCCGCCTGGGGCATCGGGGGCTGGGCACGCTGGGGCAGCGGGAGGACCCGACCCTCACCGTCCATCACGTCAGGGTTGACCTGGAGGTAAGGCCAGTTCTTCGAGTTGGCCGTCTTCCACTCGGTCTCGAACCCCTCGAACTGACCGGCGTACCCGATGAAGGGAGCCTTGGGGGCCAGGGCCAGCATCTCGGCCTCCTGGCTCGCCCAGTAGTTGTACATACGCTGGGCGTCCTTGGCATTACGGACGATGCCCGAGAAGTGCAGTTGCCCGTCGATCTCGAACTCGTTGCCCAGGACCCGGATGACCGGAATCCACTTGCCAGGCCACACCTTCTCATCCAGGATCTCGTACCCATTGGTCTTGATCCAACGGACCTCCCGGGTCTGCTCCGACTGACGCTCACGGACCGGCTTCCCGTGGAGAGCCATCAGGGCATCATCCTCGGGGGTCCCCTTGAACGCGGTCTGCCCATCAGGGTAGAGACGCAGGGTGCCCATCTCGATGTGGTAGAAGAAGTATTCGCCGATGCGAACGGTCTGTTCATCTACCCACGACCGAAGGGACGGGTTACCCACCCCGAGGTCGTTCAGGGTAGAGACAGGGGTGGCATCCTTGTACTGCTGCTCGTACTCACTGTGCAGCATATCCTCAAGGATCCAGCACCACTGTTGGTCCCTGCCAGCGGGGTGCTGGACCAGGGGGTCCATCACCACCGCGAACGAGTTGCGGATACGCTCAATGAGGATGTCCTGGTCGAAGGACATCGGGTCACTGTACTCGGTCAGGACCCGGAAGTATCCTTCACCGAACGTGACCTGATTCTCGTTGGCCGTGCTGTAGGCCACGTCAGCGTCCGAATTGGATTCGATCTGACGGATGATGCCCTGGAAGACCTCGGCCACCTCGACGTTGGCCTCGCTGCTCGCCGGGACCACCTTGCCCGACAAGGGGTTCTGGAGGGCTTCGTTCGTGATCTGCTTGACGTGCTGCGGGAGTTTGTTGATGGTCAGCGTGGGACGCGCGCTCAGATCCCCGTCCGCCGCCGTCCGCTGCGCCATCACGCCAAGCGGCCACTGGAAGCCGTTGTCCGACGAGCCGGCCGCGAACTTGAGGTCTTCCATCTCCGTGTTGCGCGTGGAACTCAGCGCGGAGATGCCCATCTCCAGGCGCTTCCGGCCCACGCTCAACACGTCGTCCGCGTCAGACTTCGACTTCACGTCGTCGTTCATCAATTCGCCGCTGCCTTCTTACGCTTCTGGTACGCACGCTGGGCGATGCGTATGCACTCCCGACACTGCCGCCCACCCGTCCTGTTCCGGCCCACGGTGGGGTTATAGTAGGTGTTCTCGGGGGTGAACTCGTGACCGTGCTTACAGTGAGTCTGACGAGCGCGCCAATCGTAGTTGCCCCTAGCGATGTTCTCCTGGAGGGTCACCGGCTCCAAGTGGTCAGGGTTGCAGCATTTCCGGTTGCGACACAGGTGGTCTAAGGTCAGACCCTCGGGGATCTCCCCCTTATGCTGCCGGTAGACTACCCGATGAACGTACTGCTCGCCGTGTGCCTTGCCACACACACCGTATCCGTCGTGCGACAAGACGCCTTCCCAAAACCAGCACCCTTCGGTGTTGGCGTTTTTCCGAATCAGCGTTTCGAGAACAAGTCGCCGTGCCACTAACAGCCCATCCAATGTGTCGAAGGAGCGCCTGCCTGCACCAGCCCGCGGCCAACAGGCACCACGGTCTTATGGTTGCCTGCCGCAATAGTAGCACCCGAATGGGCGACAGGGAAAGCAAAAGTTACACAGAGGGCGTCCGCGTGGTCTGGAGACGCCAATCCGCGGGCCTTCATATCCTTCTTCGATTCGAGCAGCATCCCGCCTCGCTTGTTGCCGTCGGGCCTCTTCTTCGGCTTCGGCAGATCAGCCTTGAGGTACTTGTCGTCAGGGATGTCACCCGTCTCCAACCACTTCTTCATCGAGGCCCACATCTCGGCCCGCTTGTTCGCCCACCGAGTAGCATCCTTCGATGCCCAGGTGAAGTTGACCCCCCTCACCACCTTGAACTTCTGCTGATGCAGGCGGTCCATAATAGGCTTACCCAGCCCACCTACGTCGATGACCGCTAGGACTGGCTTGTGGTGGTTGATGGCGTCGATGACGAAGTCCACCCCCGCCATCGTACCGAAGTCATCATCCGTGATCTTCGTCTTCCGAATGTCGATGACCTTGCGCCCCTGACGCACGACGATGACGAACCAGTCACTCCCCCCACCCGATGGGTCGATACCCATCACCTTGGGCGCCAGGTTGTCGATGGGCTCCTGCCGACTGATGGCCTTCTCGACCAGGGTGACCGAGATGAACGACACGTTGTCGTCAATCGGGAACAGACCGTAGACCTCGACTCGCGCCTCGTCCGACTCCTCCCCATACTCGTCAATGATCTCCTGGTACGCAGCCGGGTCAGTCCCCTCGACCGTGCGGGCGTCAATCTGCTCCTGGTCCCACAGGTCCACCTTCTTCCCGAAGATGTCGTAGAAGTACCCCGCATTACGACGACCCTGGGAGAACGCGAACCAGAAGCGGTTAGCCGTCGGCTCCGTGAAGTACCCATTGGCAACCGACCAGATGCCATCAGGGATACCCGATGCCTCATCGAAGATGACCATCATACCGTCGTGGTTGTGAGGACCGGCGTAGGCGTCAGGGTTCTCCTCGCTCCACAACTTACCATCGGCACCCCAGTATTCAGTGCCCTTCTGCAACTGACTCTTGACCAACTCAGCCAACCACTTGGCAGGCTTCATCGTGATACCATTGAGTTCGAACCAGTGTTCATTGATAGCCATCGCCAGCCACTTACTCAACTCAGCGAACGTGATCTTACGCAACTGGTCCTCAGTATTAGCCGAGATGATGACCGTCGAACCGATGCGCGTCGAGAGGAACCACATCACCAACCACGCCACCAGAGCCGACTTACCAATGCCACGACCCGATGCCCGAGCGATACGCAAGAGCTTCGGGATATCGATGGTCTTACCCTCGGCGATGTGCCGAGCGATGGTCTTGAGTACCTTACGTTGCCACTTGCGCGGCCCCTTGAACTTCGCGAGTGGAGTCCCCTCCTTCCCCCACGGAAAGGCGAACATCACGTAGGCGTAGGGGTCATCCGCCAACATCGGAGACCACAACTGGCTCATCAACGCCTGCTCATCGGCAGGACTGTACTTGGGCTGCTTCATCGAATGGCGCCCATCACATAACTAATGACGAGTCCGACGAGGGTGGCGCACCCGATCACCCCTATCACCAGGGAGACCTTCACCTCAGTCCTCATTGTTCTCAGCCACATCGTCACGGTCGTTGCACACCCCGAGTAGTACGCTCTCCAACTGACGCATACACCCGACAAGGTACAGGATGTCCGGCACCGGTAGATCGTGTATGAGTCCCATATCACTGGTTACCCTCACACCACCGGTCTCCTTCACCGTCACACGAAGGATACAACCCTTCTGCATCAGCACAGGCTTCGGTTTCTCACTCATCGTCGTCAATCACCCTCGCCTCGATGACCCGCTCGTTGGCCTCCTGGAGCGCAGCCCTGATGTTGATGGTCGTGTTCATCTCAATCGTCTTCGTGTCCCCGTACTCTTTCCTCGCGTGACGAGCGATGAGCCACTTGAGCGTGTCGATGATGGTCTTGCTCCGGTCGAGGTCGGCCATCGTCTCCCCCAGGGCGTGCTTCACCATCACCCCCGTCCACGTCTCGGCCCGGACCTCCTTCGCCTCCGCGTATAGCGCCTTGCGCTCCGGGTCCTTCATCATCCACCGAGTGAACGCACTGGGGTCGAGGGGAGTTGGATACAGCGCGATCGCCGCCTCTAGCGTCGCACCACCACAGATGCGCTCCAACACCCACGGCATCGCCGCCTCGAACTCCACCAACATCAACGCCCTGGCCTCAGGCGACTGCTTGAGCGGAGGAGGCTGAGGCGGCGACAGCCAACCGGGGAGAGGCGGCGGCGTCGGGTCCAGGACGATAGGATGCGGCTTCATCCAGTGCGGATAGTACGTCTTGGTGAAGGTCTCGATGGGTCGTGACGGTTCCATAGGTGTACTGTACCCCGAATCAGCAGACGAGTACAAGCGAAATGTGTCGTGGTGCCGCTATTCGAGTGCTAGCCTGCTCGATGTCGATTCGAGGTTGCGCTATATGGAATGGGACGAGTGTAGGTCTGTGGATAACGGTGTCGGTTATCACAGGACCTCAAAGGCGGCAAAGGGTGTTTCAACGGTGTAGGGTTTAACGGATTCCGTTGAAAAATAAAAAATTATTCTGTGGTAAGTAGTGAAAACCCCTTACCGTTAATCACCTATTCAGGGTTTTCTGAAAAAATGCGGCGGTGGTACCCGTGTTTCAATAGAGGAGCCCCCGGGCACAGGCCCCTAGTCCCCCCGGGGGCGGGGGTACCTCGGACGGGTACCGGGGCGCCGGGGCGCCGCCGAAGGCCGGATTCCAGATAATAGGGATTATCACGAAAACCCGAGATCCCGGGAACCCGCTCCACTACACGCATACGGGCGATCGCCGAGTATGCGGACGCGTTATCAGCGGACACATCCGAGGGGTGTACCCGAGATGGGTAATGCCCGAATGTGGCGCTGTGACTCAATTACGGGGAAACTTCGGGTTTAGAGCCAATTCTATCCAGCGGTCCTTGGGACGGTGTGACAGGTGTGACACTCAAACCTAACGGTGGCCCCGGTGTGACAAGTGGGAGTCGCGCAGGAAGATGTAAAATTGACTCTCTCTTTTAACGATGTAGGGTAGCACCCCATAACCCCTTCCCCTACGATTCCCGGCACATTGTCACACCGGGGCCACCGTTATACAATGGAAACCGGAGGATTCACGTATGCGACGAATCGAACAAATGATGAGGTTCTTTGACGGGTGGGATCAACTCGCCTGCTTCCTAGGGGTTAGTGAGCGCACACTGTATGGGTG